GTACGACCGTGCAAATAACGGAGTCCTGATCTGCGTTGCGCCCACGCCGAAGTTAATCGAGATTGTGTCTCGCCAGCGATTGGGCTTCGGTATCACAGACTGTCCGATGCCTAACGTATCGGTCACTACTGCCACAAATCCCAGGAGCTTCAGAGAGTTAGCCAGCTGTCGTTCAGCCAGATTGATCAAGCTGGGCAGCTGGTTAAACACTGTAGGATCCACAGACGTGCCTCGCTCCATATAGACCCGGAGGTCTGCAAGCAACGAATTAAATGTCATCGAGACAGCCATGCGATACTCCTAACTACACGTGCCTTCAGCTATCGTGGTCGTACCACTCCCAACCGCACGACAGTCACCGTGAGTAGCAGCATCAGGACTCTCTCCGACCGGACACACCACCAGCGTGTTGGTAGCACCACACTCGAAGAAATCTTGATCCGCTGCAGGTGCACAAGCGATTAGCAGGAAGACCGTTCCCACTGTGAATAGCATTTTCATGAGTCACTCCTCACCCGGCTGGGGGTGGCTCTTCCTCTTCGGTCGGATCAGATTCAGACGCAGAAATCGGGTCTTCCTCGCCAACTTCGGGCTCTGGTTCGGAGGAGGTTGGTACTTCGTCGTCCACTTCTTCTTCTTCACCAAGTAACTCCTCCTTCGCAGCCTGAAGACGCGCATGCGCATCGTCAGAACGTCCCCGCATGATGTCCCATTCCGCTGAACTGGGTCCTCTACCTTGAGCTGCCATAGACTCGATAACCTCAGTAAATTTCTTGAGGTCATCTACTCCGTCGGCACCCTGTCCAATCAGGACACCGAGAATACCGAGAAGCTCAGAGGCCTCGTCAAATCGCACGCTACTGCCACCACCTAAAGCGGGATTGTTGATCACTGTACGAATGCCGTTAACTGCAAGTATGATTAGTGAGAGGGGGTCCATTATTCAGCTCCTTGTAAAGTTCTTATTAATTCGTTGACCATAGGGGCGAGTCGAGTTACCCAGTCGTCCAGCGAGTTTGCTGCAACGACCAGACGATCTTGACTCGTATTCCCAGCGTTGAACTCAGCTTTCACGACAAGGAATTCTACGTATGCATCGAGCAAGTTGTCAGCTACCGGCTTCGCTCGATCTTCTGCCGCTATAATGCGCAGTCGCACATCGCTGGGAATACTTTCCTCCCCCACAAGGTCCACTGCCTTCTCCTGGAAGATGACAAATGTACCGTAAGCAGCGTACGCACGTTGCTCACTTGTCTCTGCTGCTGCAAGGGGATTGGTCGATGCACATCCTTGCAGCCCTACCAACAACAGCAGTACAAAAAACGAGAGATATCTGTCGTAGAGTAGCTGTCTCATATCGAACCTCCTCCGTCACCAGTACCGGTTACCTTATTAATTAGACGGCGAGTACTGATTGATTGAAAATCCTTGAGGAAGCTGATCAACGCGCCGACAGAAAGAACGATCCAGGCTATCTGCCCGATGTCTCCTACCGACTCGACCCCCGGTACCTGCAACAGTGCCAGCATACCCGTCAGAAACAGGATCAATGAAGCCACCAGTGCTCCGAGTATCGTATTGAGCTTATCCATGTGCTTTCCTCCAATTCTCAATGTACTCTTGCGTCGTTCCGCTTCCGAGTTCGGTGTTGTAGTACGTCTTCCAATACTGAGCATGCCCTGACAGATCACCTGCCTGAGGCAACGGATTGCTAACTCGTCGGTAATGGACACGACACATTGCAACTGAATACTTCAGGTTCCCGATCAACTCTCGTGCGTCCGGACCTCCAATTTCGAGTACCGCATCCGATAGCACGTCGCGGTACCGTAGAAAATTATCCCAGATGTCATCGTGGGTATCAGGTTCCATCTGACATACACCCAACGCAGGACCGTTGCCCAGTTGTTTGATGTATGTCAGATGGGACTCCTGGAGTGCAGTCCCAATCACCAGCTCGACCGCTGAAGTTGACATCAACCCCAGATCCTCGAGCGTTGGCTCGACGATGTAGTCTCTAAACTGGTCAAGATCAATCATTCAGGTTTCAATTCCTCTCGGGCGTCACTCAACGCCTCAAGTTCTATGTCCAGCTCCGTTAAGTATTCTGCATCGTCTGCAGTCCAATCATCAGCTGGAGGATTGTCTCGTACAAACTCCAATGCCGTAATCTGTTTACGCAAATAATTAATGTCTCGCGTCAGTAACACAGAGAACGCAGACCTGATAGGCCGCGACTGTTCCTGTGCAATCTGTTTGAAATCTTCTGCCAACGATTCCGAGATCAACGGCTTGCCGAAGAACCACAAAGTGGGGAGCACGACCGCGAGAGATGCAATCGTGCTAAAGAGAGTACTTACTGAAATTTCTCTCGCGGCCATGTCGTTTACTCCTGTGCCTATCGTTAAGCTGAGGCTGCAGGTTTTTTGTCGTCGCTGTTACCATCTTTTTTCGGTGGTTGTGCGTCTCCTTCCGGAGGATCAACGGGTGCTGCCTCTCTCTTAGGTACCGCTGCAGGGGCTGGCCCCAGCACAACTTCACCGTTTGCGATTGCCTGCAACATTCCCTCGAGGATACCCAGTGCGCCAGACTTTGCCACTGATAGCGGCACCGGTAGATCATCGACAGCCAACAGTTTTACACCTGCGGCTGCTGCCATCTGAACTTGAACTGCTGTTACTTCTTGCTTTGCCATTTTTAATTTTCCTTTAAGTAGTAGTTACACAAAAGCGATCACGTGATCGGTGCCCGCATCATCGGTAAACATGAGTACATTGGGGGTATCATCGCGCACCCATAGCTGACCATGGTTAGCAACCTCCGGATTGGCTGCTGCCAGTTCCTCGATGTAAAGAGTCGCGCCATTTCTGATCGCTACGACTTCGTTAGCAAAGTCGAGGAACATTTTCTCATTGCCAACGTGTCCTCCGAATCTAATTAAGCCAACCCGCTCAAACTCTATGAATATTTCCCCGAAGTCGTCCTCCCAAAATAAGAGTTCGGCAGCGGTAGCCGCAGTGTGATCGTCTACCAACCTCCAAGAAGTCTCACCACCGGAGTTGAAGCTACGCCAGATATCGTGGAAGGTTGTATTGCCATTGATGCTCTGGATTTTAAGCGCGATTGCTCCCTCTTGAATTCTTGAAACTTCAATCGCTCCGTCGAAAGCGCTAGCATCACGGGCATCAATTTGTAGCGAATCCTGAGTTCCATCCCACTTGAGATGAGGATCTGCACCGAACGCACCTGAGTTATTGAACTGAATCTCTCCATCATTGCCAGCCGGGGTGCCACCACCTCCACCGGGAATAGTGATTGTCTTAGTACCACCGACTCCTGTTGCTGTAACACCTGCTCCGACAAAATCCAACGTGTCAGCTATGGTGGCAAGCGGAGTACCTTCATCTTCGACGGTTACACCACCCCCACCTACCGGAGGCACCGAGTAGTTTCCAGTTTCGTCGAGGAAGTTGGTCGAAACACCCGTAGCATCGAGCGTCACTCCATTGACACTTACGCCAGTGATGGCTGCGTCGAGATTAACGATAGGGTTGATCGGGTCAGTGTTGTCTATGGTGATGTTGACGCCGGAGTTAACGGATATGACTCCGCCTCCAACACCGAGGTCGTCAGCTGAAATCTTGCGGCTGACATCTAAGCCCGCCTCGGTTATCTGCACCTCGAAGAACGAATTCGGGAGATCGAGAGGCAACATGACTGGAGGCAAATCTGAAATTTTGATGTTAGGCATTAGTCGTCCTCTATCTCATTCTGGTTCACGGTTGCATCCTCAAGCACACGTAATCTCCCATCTTCTGTTTCACGCGGGCTCGAGCCAGGAGCTTCTCGAATGCCTCCCAAGAAGTTGTCGTTCGGGTTCGGTCCCCCTGCCGTCAGATCCTCATCCGGTCGATAGAATGGCAACGTAATTCGATCTGCCTGACGTGGAGCCAGACGATAGGGATCGTAATCGTCGAGATCATCAATGCACACCTTCAGACCGGGACTGTTCGGATCCGAAAACAAATCCTCCAGGAAAAACTTGCAACTACATCGAGCACAGATCCCAATGCCGTAAGTTGATCTCCCAGTCGGGTCTAAAAAGATAGGCATGACTACCTCGTGTATGGTGCGATGTTGGGACGCAAGTACACTTCAGACTCATCAGTCTCTCCGGTCCATGCGTCGTCTATATAAGTTTTTGCATCGAGGTCCAAGCGAGGAATGATGACCTCGTCCACCTCTTTAATTTCTCTGCCCAGCTGTGCTGCCAGATTGCACACGATGGCAAGGTACCAGCGATCCGGAACTTCCAGCTCGTCCGTCATCGCACCTACGTCTTGCATCTGACGTTGCACGAAGCCTGTAATCTGCCCGAACGTGAACTCTGCTCCAGGGCTGGGCCAAAGCTCGATCTCCGGTTGCGTGCGTGTTTTGTCATACCAGAACTGCGTCGGTCTGCCAGTGCTCACTTTGTCGGGGAGGTTTGCGTAATCGTTCCGATTGAGCTTGTACATCGGAATCTCGTTAGGTGTGTGCTGAAACTCCAACTCAATTACATTAAGCACCGTAGTACCTGTCGCTCGCAGCCGATACGAAGTGAACTCTATGACACCTGTCGCGAACGGTCCTTGGACGTCAACCCAGAGCCACTGATTTGCGACCACTGCTTGAGCTGTCCGGGTAAGAAGAACCACCGTCTCCGCCACGAAGTTATCGTTCGATCCCTCGATCACGTAGTCCCAGGACTCAGTTACGTTGGGCAAGATGCCGAAAGTGGACACATAAGTAGCGCTCGGTATTAGCAGAGTGATCGAACCTGCCATCGACACTTGAATGCACGCAGTGGTCAGATCCCTATCGAATGCGTTGTCTGCAACACCCTCCGACGCAGTCGCTGTCCCTCCAAGCACTTGCTGGTTACGCAAATTGATGGTGTACGTGTCCACGGTACCGAGAGGACAAGGCACCGTCACCTGACGCTCGTAGATCGGCAGCAAGATCGGAATGACGTTCCACAACTTGATGCCTCTATTTACGAGCGTCTGGGTGTACAGCCATAGCAGGTCGAGAGCAATCGTAATGTGCTCGCCCGTGATCTCCTGCTCGACCATTTTGCAGCGACGAAACGCATGATCAATGATCTGCTGATTCAAGAAGATCGTGCTACCGACTGTTCCTGACGTAGCCATTTAACTGCCTCTTGCGTATCTCGCGAGTCCACCATGTGCTTTCACGTTCTTGGGCATCCCTTTTCCTGCAGCTACCCGACGCGCAGCCGCACGATCTTCCTTAGATATCTTTCCGCTAATTCCCTTCAACGCACGTCTATACATCTCGTCCGTCATTTTACGGAGCCGCCTCACGCTGTGGACACCACCACCTTTCTTATACCCAGCCTTCAGACGCTTGTTGCCGCCAGCCTCGACCTCTGCTTGATTGCGACCTTTCTGTGCGGGCTGCACACCGTGATCCATCGTGTCCTGCTTGCCGCGCGTCTGCTTGAACTCGCCGGAGGTGTCACTCTCTGTCACTCTCCCACCATAGGCGTAACCCATCTTCGCGCCCTCGTGCTTCAGTTTGTCGTGCACGGAGCCACCATGGGCTCTCGGTGTCGTGATCTTCACGTCATCGACTTGGATCTCACGCTCCGGTCCCATGTAGCCGCCCATCTGCTTCTTCACCGGGCCACCGTGCCTCTTGACGTTCTTCGGCATCGCCGACCTTGCACCCGCAGGTCCAGACTTCAGCGTCGGGTACTTGTCACCGGGCTTGCCGAATTTGCCACCTTCAGCCATCTTCCTCACACGTCCACCACGTTGGTAACCCTTAACTTGGTGTACGCCCGCCGAAGAAGCAGAACCGGTGAAGCCTTGCTCCGCCGGGAAGGTGAAGTCCTTCACATATGTCAGTCCAACGTTCTTAGTCATGATCGTCTCCTATGGTCTATTCGGATTGCCGGGGTGAGTATCAATCAGCTTTTGTGTTTCAATCACCGACCGGTTTAAGTTCGCCTTCCGTTTTTGCAATTCACCGAATTCCCTTCGGTCTCTCGCCGCTTGGGCTCCCACGATGACAGGCTTGATAGCCTCCGCCGTGTGAAGCATCTCTACGAATTCTTCGGGGGTCTCGATCAGTTTTCCAATACCGTTCGGCGGAGGCCTCTCCGCTTCCGTGTTGAGGAATGACATGACGTTTTCCCACTCTGCATCTGTGTAACTCATATCTATTGAGCGTCAATGTTCGCTTTAAGTGCTGCCCTTAACTGGTCAGCGGTGCGATCAGGGAGTGAGTGTAAGGTACGAAGGATGTTGAATTCGCCGGGGAGCATATCAACCAAAGCTCTCACGACCCGCTCAACATCAACCTGAGTTTTCGCAGCCTCCTTTTCGGCAGTTTCCCTAGCCGCAGCAATATCGTCATCAATCGTTGTTTGTTCACCCGCTGTCGCAAGACGGATAGTGTCGCTAGCCGGTGGGTCAATAATCCAATACCTTGACGGTTGATTTGCAACCGCTGAAAGATCAGGATTGATAATCCAATCAGCTACGTCAAAATCGGGTGTGTGCACTGACGGAAGAAACCGACCATCGGTTCTATTAAATACACTTGCCATGTTCGTTCCTTATTTGAAGCCGAAGCCAGTTCCCACAAAATAGCTAGATACCGGGGAGCCGAATGAGGAAGCCATAGCAACATTATTCGGTCCTACATCAAGGGGGTTTTTGGTGGTTACGACTACTCCCTGCCTTCTATCATTGCCGGTCATTCGGAATAACAAACCTTCGACAATGCCATCATTCCCCATAGAGTTGAAGATCGTTAGCCATTCTGCGGCAGTTAAAATTCTGTCGTAAACCCGAACATCTTCGATGTGCACATCGCATACGTCAGCACCAGAACCAGAACCATCACCGTTATTGCCAATACCAAGGTCCTGAGTCGGCACGTGAATAGTTCCGGTTTGATCAGATTCAGCATCCAGCACTCCATTCAAGTAAACTCGAAGATCAACACCGTCCCAATCCATCCCCACGTGATTAAATACATTCGTACCGATTGTGACGCTGCTATTCGTGGTGAATATGTCAGTACCATTCTTCGAGATACTGGCAAAATACTCCAACGGACTAGCAGTTGTCCCAAGAACCCAAGAACGCTCACCGGCAGCACCCCAGAGGTTGATGATGTGCCCTGCTGTACTAGGATTTCCACCCCCCGTATAGAAACGCAGCCACCCCATCGCAGACATCGGCTGAATAGCAAAGACATTCCCCGCATCGTCATACGCGATGCCGTTGCTTCTGCTCTTGCGGCTTTCTATTGCCACTACGAGAAGCTCACCAGAAGACTAAATACGTTCCAATCACCCACTAAGTCATCATTCGCATGACCGGGTTCCCTAGCAAATTGCATCTGCACGTATTCACCAGCCGTTAGACTCAAGGTAGAGTATGTAATCGTCTGCGAATCGTACTGGAAAAACTCGTTTGTCGGAATATCTGTATCGTCCAAAGTAAGTGATGTCCAGGGATTACCGGGAACCGCTGCATTGTCCGGAATATCGTGTATCCGGAGTAAGGGCTTAGCAACTGCGGGTGAGCCAGGGGCTGTTTCAGCCCGACTGACCCACTGTAGTGTGAGTTGTGTGCTTCCTAAAGGCAGCTTAAATTGCAGGCCTACCGCTTCTGTAGTTGTATCATCGAACGCCCTGACAGTGAGGGCATTGTCATTAGAGTCTACGACCGCTGGAGCCAGAACAGGGATGTCCCAATCCGTATTATTCGGATTGGAGAAGTCAGTGGCGATGAAAAGGAACTCAGGGAAGACTGCCGGGATAGCTTCTAAGCTAATCTCTCCACTGGCATCGTCGTAGGTCAGTACAAAGTTGTCCTGTCCTGCTCCTACAGTTTGGTCACTGTCAAACACGAAGTTGACCATAGTGAACTGAGCAGCTTCTACCCTAGCACCCTCAACGCCACCAGCAATTAGAGACAGCGTGTCAGCTACTGCCCAACCGATACCCGTATCCGCGTCACTCTTGTTAGGAAGAAGCGTTGGGTTCGTGGCTGTAGCGGCCTCGTTTAGCACTCTCGGCCC